TTGGCTGGGTATGATTGGGTAACTTTTGGTCAAGGGGCTAGTTTAAGTTACGGCGTAAATGACACAGGTTTTTGTATCCTTTGGAAAGTTCGACCTTTTCCTCAATCCACTGGAAACCTAACTGAAATTAAACTTACCGTAGACATTTCTCGTTACCCATCTTGGTCAGGAACTGTAGAAACTACGGGTTGGCTTCCTTCAGATTTACGGCGTGGTATTAGGTTTGCTCCTAACACAGAGGTAGTAACAATCTCTGAAGCTTTTACCGTTAACGGTGGCCGCCCTGTAGAAATGCAGTCATGTTGGGATGGGTCCGTCATTCCTTTGACCTCTACATGCCCTCCAGAGCCTCCTCCAGGCCAATGCTGGGACGGGTCTACCGTAGCTTGGAACGGTGTTTGCCCTCCTGTACCACCAGACACACAGTGCTGGGATGGTTCATGGATTACTTGGAGTCAAACTTGTCCTCAGCAGCCCCCACCAATTGAGTGTTGGGATGGTACTTCAGTCAGCTGGGATGCTCAATGTCCGCCAACGCCACCAAATATTACTTGCTGGGACGGTTCTGTAATTATGTGGAATGCCACATGTCCTGTAGAACCTACTCCCACCCCAACACCAGAACCAACAATAACACCCACGCCAGAGTCAACACCAAGCCCTGAACCAACGCCATCCCCAGAACCAACACCAGAGCCGTCCCCAAGCCGTTCAGAAACCGCTTCACCTACTCCAACCCCTTTACCAACCGAGACAGCTCCTGTAGAACCGACTCCAACTCCAACTTTAGCTCCTGAGCCAGAGCCTTCGACTCCAGTAGAAGTAATTCAGGAGCCAACTCCAAGTCCAACTCCTGACCCAATTGTTCCAAATGAGAATCCATTACCTGCTCCTGCCCCTTCTACTGTAGAAGAACTATTAACTGAGTATACAGAGGATGAGGCTATACCGTTTGACGTGCTTATGGAATCTGGAATTGACTACAGTGAGTTGCCGCCAGACCAGCCAGTTACTTTAGAAAACGGTGTGGTTATTACCGCTGAAATAGCGGATGCTCTTCAAATATTTGAAAGCCCCTCAGAATTACTGGCAACAGTATTTACAGACCCAGGAAAAGCACTTAGAGCTATTTCCAACGTAGGTGCAGATTTACCTGCAGATGTACGTAAAACCGCTCAACAAGGCACGGTAGCCGTTGTCATTGTTGGACAAGTCATTGTTGGTGGAGTTACCACCTCGTTAGCAAGGAGATAAAATGCGCTGGTTAAAGGACGCAATCGTTGAATCATTGAACCAGGGATACACACTCCTTGGGTTCTTTGTAGCATGGGTATTACTGGAAGGTAGCGCACGAACAATTGTGGGCTACGCTATCCTAGTAGTAACCCTTATTCATCTAGTTACTATCAGGGTTCGTGAAGATAAGGATGACGACTAGACCAATGTCCGTATTAGACAGGTATTTTGTCAGTACGTCTTGGTACAATATAGACATGCCTAACGCACCTAAGACGCCAACTCGCACCCTACGGGTAGATGACGAGCTATGGCAGGCTGTCCAAGAACAGGCCCGCGTTGATGGAATCACTGTAACTAGTATAATTATTGACAGTTTGTACAAGTATCTAAAGGATGCGCGAGAACGTCAGAGCGGTGTGCTAGAGTAGGTCTCCTAATGAAAGGGGTCCACCGTGGACAAGGCCGAACTCGTTGACTACGCTCGCCAGCATGTAACTCTTAAAGAGCGCATTGCTGAATTAACTACATTGATGAACGATGTAAAGAAAAATTTAAAGACTGCTATTGAATCTTTTGGTGAAGAAAACGACCGAGGACACTTTGTAGTAGACCTTGGCAATGATGTCCCAGGTTACTCACGTGCTATGAATCAAAAGCGCGTTTCCCAGACACTTGACATGGAAGTTGCTGAAGCTCTTCTTAAAGAGCGTGGCATTTATGATGAGTGCACCACAACTGTAACTGTTCTTGATGAAGGCGCTATCATGAGCGCACTGTACAAGAACCAACTTACTGAAGAAGACATTGATGCTATGTTTGCCTCTAAGGTAACGTGGGCATTAATTGTGGAGTAGTTGTGGAAGACTTCATTGACGAATTGTTTTCTACAGTTGATGAGTACTACCCTGGTAGTAAGCGCAAGCGTAAGGAAACTAAAAAGGAAGTACGTGTCCCAGAAGTAAAAACTTGGGACGCACGACCTTTTGTAAAGACTCTACCTAACGGCAAAGATGTTGAGATGTTCACTCTTGGTGCGTTAGCTGAGGCTTTAGGTAGACCTGTTGCAACAGTCCGTGCTTGGACTGTAGTAGGGTACTTACCACCACCCCCGTATCGGCTACCAGATGTAGTTGATGTAAAGGGTGTAACAAGAAAAGGCAGACGCCTCTATAGTCGTGCTATGGTTATAGCCGCAGTAGAGATATTTGCAAAATTTGGACTACTGGACTCCATTAGGATAGAGTGGTCTGAACTCCAGGAAGTTCCGAGGGAACTTGCTGAGACGTGGAATACAATCCGCGTGACTGAAAATGAAATCATAGAAAAGGAATAAGTAAAGTGGCTGTTAACCGCACCTCAGAAACATACGCCGTAGCCGATACATTCGGTGAAGACTTTGACGTGGACGCTCGTCCAACTCAGGCAACCAAGCCAACCGCAGTAGGTTCAGGCTGGGATGATGCCGAAACATTAACTACACCTTCTGGTGATTTTCCTGTTGACTTTAAGCACAGTGAATCTATCCAGGTCATCAAGATTATTGATGGAGAAGGTCCGTTTGCTACCTACAAGATGCATTTCCTACAGCAGAAGACTGAGGGCAAGCGTTCATACATTTGCTTGAACCCTAAGAACGAACCTGGTAAGGACTGCCCATTGTGTAGCCTCTTGAAGCACCGCGCAGAAGACAAGCGTGCTTTTACCATTATTAACTTCAGTGCCGAAGGTGGCCCACAGCGTCAAATCCTGACCGCTACCCCACGCCTATACAAGACGCTTTATGCGTCACACCATTCCCCACAAGGTCCACTTGACAAGCCGTACTGGGCACTTAGCCGCAGTGGTGTTAAGCAGACTACCGCGTACCACCTTAACGCTATTAAGGCACGCGACCTTAAGGAAGACTGGAACATTGATGAAGAGGCTGCCGAAGCTCTTGTTGCTGCTACCAAGTCATACGACAACTCAGTAATTCGGGAAACTTCGTACGCTGAAGTTCTTGAGATTGCCGAATCACTTTCCTAATCACACATGAGCTGCCGCTGGTAGCAGGTTCCCCCTTTACCTGCTGCCAGTGGCTTTAGGGGACTCACATGAACATTATTACTACTTCGCAACAACTGCAGGATATGGTGGATTACTATCTGACTCAGGATGCATTTGCGTTTGATGTCGAAACTGTTGGACCATACCGTGGTTTGACCCCAGTGAACGATGTGTTATGGATTACGTTTGCCACACACGGTCGCTGTGATGTTGTACCTATGGGACATCCAAACGGCAACTTTGTAGAGGAATTGTTTCCACTTACAGGTCAAGGTGAAAAACGGGTTGAGGCTGGGCTTACAGCACGCGCTAGCGATTACTCACGCGATAAGAAAAAATCTACCAAGATATTTGGTGAGCCACCCTCACAGCTATTTCCAGCACAGGTTTTTAAACTTATTAAACCTTTGATGTTTAGCGCAGATGTACTTACCATAGGCCACAACCTTGTATTTGATTTAACTTCAGTTGCAAAATACTACGATGGCGAAGTTCCTACTGGCCCGTACTTTGACACTATGATTGCTTCATTCATTACTGACAACCGCAATAAAAATAAATGTAGCCTTGACGCTTGCCTACAACGTGAGTTTGGCTACGACATGGTTAAGGGTGTTGGTAAGGAAGTTGAGAAGTATTCCTTTGATGAAGTAGCTAAGTACGCATACCTTGATGCCAAATATACATTCTTGCTTTGGAAAGCTCTGGCGCCACGTATCCAATCGGATACCCTATCTGTTGTCATGAACCTTGAGATGGATGTACTAGGAGTGCTTTGCGACATGAAGCTTACTGGGGCTCCCATTGATGTAGAGGCTTTAGAGCTTCTTGACGCCCAGTTACGCTCAGACATTGAGGTTGCCCGTGCAGACATCTTTAAGATTGCACAAAAACCATTTAACATTAACTCCAATGCTGAAAAGCAATTCCTGTTGTATGCCTCTAAAAAAGAAGGCGGTCGTGGGTTGAAACCTAAGGTCCTTACTATTGCTGGGCAAAAGCGTAAGGACGCAGGGGTGTCACCTCACTATACGGACTACTCCGTATCGGCTGAAGCTTTAGAGACATACCGTAATGAAGACCCATTGGTAGACGCTTTACTACGTTACGCTGACCTTAATAAACTAAGTACAACTTACGTTGTCCCATACTTGGGTGGCGAAGTTGTTCGTACCTTAAACGGAAAGGAAAAGCGTGAGCATAAAGACTCGCTTCTCATCAATGGGCGCATTCATTGCGACTTCATACAACACGGCGCTGAGACTGGTCGTTTCAGCAGTCGTAACCCTAACCTTCAAAACGTTCCTGCGCCTCATACAGCACACGGAAAGGCAATCAGAAACCTTTTCTTTGCCCCCGAAGGATACAAGCTTGTAGTAGCGGACTACTCCCAAATTGAGCCGCGCGTTATTGCTTCCATGTCTAAAGACCCAATTATGATGAATAACTATCTTGACGGGTCAGACATTTATACCACTGTAGGTGAGACTATGGGAGTTGACCGTAAAGCTGGTAAGACTCTTGTGCTTGCTATGGCGTACGGTGTAGGGCCTGACAAGATTGCTCGCTCTATTGGGTGTTCAACTACTGAGGCTCGGGAGTTGCTATCCAACTTCTCCGCAAAGTTTTCGGCGGTCAGTTCCTACCGCAATAAAATTATTGGGGCGACTCGTAAGAATAGCCCATCATTTGTAGTTACTTTACTGGGGCGTAAACGTTATTTACCAGAGATTAACTCTAATGACCAGTTCCTACGGTCTTCAGCAGAGCGACAAGCGTTTAATACACGTATTCAGGGCTCAGCCGCTGACATTATTAAGCTGGCTATGGTCCGCGCACATGATAGCCTGCCAGCAGGCGCAAAGCTTTTGCTTACCGTGCATGATGAGTTAGTTACTCTTACTCCTGATGCTTTAGTAGACCAAACTGTGAGTGCTATCCGTAGTTCAATGGAGGGTATAGACTTACTCCTAGTTCCGTTAGTAGCAGACATTAAGGTAGTTCAAAGATGGGGAGAAGCCAAGTGAATTGGAAATTTTGGGAAAAGCCCATTGAGACGTACCAAGAAATTACAGACGTACCTACCAGCACGTTGTTTCGTTGGTTCTTGTACGACCTACAAGTAGATAAGCCTAATCAATTTGCTACAGCTGCTGGGTTCACACCTATCAGCAAAGAGGGCGAAGAGATGGAACAGAAAGAAAGTCTTGTTAGGCTTGAACGCGTTCTACCTT